CTCGACGGTAGTACCGAACGGGGAGAGGAGATCCCCGGGCCGGCGCGGGATGAACTCGTCGCCGGCGAACGAGAGCCGGCCATCCCAGCGGCCGCCGCGCCGAGCGTCCTGGGTGAAAGTGCCAGAGACCGGCTCCAGGTCCTGCGAGACACCGCCGCGCGAGAAGGTGAACCGCGAAGTGCGCCGGTATCCGGTCGGGGTGTTCAGCGCGGCCTGGTGCCGGGCGCTGGAGAAGAACGTGGCCATCAGGTCCAGCTCTCTTCACGGGATCGTTCGTCGTCAGCATCGGCATTGCGGTCGTCCCAGGCCACCTGGTGCACATCGACGTGCACGCCTCCACAGCGCGGGCAACTCGGCGGGGTGTCGACCGGGTTGTCCGGCCACAACTCGCGGTCCTCGACCGGGTGCTCGGTCACAGGAACTCCGACGGCTCGGCGGTCGGCGGCCAGTCCTGACGCGCCATGACGATGGCCAGGACCTTCACGCCCGGCGCCGGCGCGCGTACGGTCCAGCCGGCCGGAGCGAACCAGCCCGCCGTGCCGCCGACCGGCGAGTAGTACACCCGGTCGGAGGCGAGTAGTTCCTCCAGCTCGTTGATCGCGGGCAGCCCCTCGACGGCGATGGTCAGGCTCACGTCCTCCCCGGCAAGCGAGGTCGAGACTGAGTGCAGCCCGCCGTCGAGCGGCACGGAGTCGGCCACCAGCCGGGGGAAGGTGTGGCTGCGGTCGGTGGTCACAGCCATGATGTCCGTGAAGTTAGCCAGCCGGTCAAGACCGTCGGTGTAGGTGAAGGCGGGCACGGTGACGGTTGAGTAGTCGCTGACCCTCAGCTCAGGTACCGGCAGCGGGCCGCCGGAGATCGTGCCGTCGAGCCGCACGAAGTGCGCCTCGTGGTACGAGGGGATGTGGCTGACCGAGGTCGTGTTGCCGGCGCTCGGAGAGTTGACGCTCGGGACCACCGTGGCCGCGCCGCCGGACGAGTGCGTGTGTCCGGTGGTGGGTGAGTCGCCCAGGTCGCCGGAGGTGGGTCGTTCGTACGAAGTGGTGCCGGAGACTCCGACGTTGGTGTCGTGGCTGTGGCCACTCATCGGGTGGGTGTGGCCCGGGGTGGTGTGCGTGTGTGACGAGCTGCCGCCGGTGCTATTCACCGAGTCGGAGCCGATGTCTCGGGCGAAGAACTCGCGCATGTCCGGGGTACCGCTGGAGCCGTCGCACAGGGTCAGCAACGGGTCCAGGCTGGCAATGTCGCCGAGGTAGAGGCCGATGACCCGGGTCTGAGTGCCGCCGCCGGTGTTGACCAGCGTCCGGAGTCGGCGGTTGGGCGGCTCTAGGTCGATCGCGCCGGTGAGCCCGCCGTCGGCGGAGCCGAGCGCGCCGGTGTTGGCGCTCACCACGTCCATCGGGTGGGTATGGCGCGGCAGCCAGCGCGGGGTGGACGAGCCGGTGCCCGCCTCCTGGCTGGAGCTCGGATTGCTCAGCCCGGTCGAAGCCAGCGAGTGATCGTGAGTGAAGCCGACGTGTGTGTGGGAGTTGATGGTGTGCGTATGCGTGGATCCACCGAAGTTGGACCCGCCGTTACCGGCGGCCGCCGCGCCCCGTAGGAACCGTCCGGTGCTGGAGAAATCGGTGTCCCAGCCAGACACGCTCTCGGTTGCCCAGCCGAGCACACCGACCGGGTACTCCGGCTGGCTGCCGCCCGACTCGATCCAGATCACCGAGCGGGTCGGCGGATCGTTGTCGGAGGAGGTGCTGCCCGGGGCGGTGGAAGTACTGTTCTGACCGCCGACCGAGCCAGTTGAACTGGGTCGGGTGTGGGTGTGCGGCTGGTCGGCCTGGGCGTGGCTGGCCCCGTTGAACCTGGCCGAAGTGGTGGAAGTGTTGGAGCTTCCGGTCGAGCCGCCGAGGCCGTGGCTGTGTGATCCGATCAGGTGGACGTGGCCGAACGTGCCATGGCTGTGGGTCGTCGCTCCCCCGGTGGCCGCCGGCGCGCCGGTGCCGCTGGATCCCAGCGGGTAGTAGCCATCGAGCGCGGTCACCCGGGACCAGCCGGACGGGATAGTGCCGACTGTGCCGGGCCAGGCCAGGATCATGTCGGCCGGGATGGTGTCCGGCAGTTCGACCGAGGTCGAGACGTAACCCCAGTACCGGACGGAGTAGGTGATGTCGCACGGTGCGGTTTGCACCTCGCAACCGTCAACTGTGTTAACAGTAAGCGGGTCGAGTTGCGGGATGGCGAGGTCCAGGTACGAACCGTTGAGTCCGTCCGGGATTGTCGCTATGCGTTGATTGCTGAAACAGTCCGATCGCCAGACCTCGGCCACCACGTAGTTGTCGTCCCAGGCCAGACCACCCGGACTGGTCCAGGTGACCCGGTAGCCGCCGAACTCCCGCTCGACGCTGACCAGGGGAGGTGAGGGCGGCGGCACGGTGTTCTGAACATCGAAGAAGATCGTTTCGACGTGCTCGAACGGATCGGCTCCCCGGATGGTCGAGCGGACCCGGAAGACCGCGCCGTATGAACCATCATCGAGCCCGTCGGTCACCGCCACCGTAGTCGGCGGGATACCGGACCCGGAGCCGATCGTCTCCCCGTTGATCTGGACGCGCCAGTCCAGCGCCGGCAATCCGTCGTAGCCGACTCCGCCGAAGTAGAGCGTCGGTTGGTTGGTGTCGGAGACCGTGCCGCCGTTCTGGTCCACCCCGGCCGCGTCGCGCACCTCGGGCGAGAAGTCCGGCCGCGCCCGGCAGTCAATGTCGATGTAGCACTCTGCGGTGCGTAGTTCAGCCGCACCGACCGAACTCTCCGGCCAGCCGCCGCCGATGTTCAGGTCAGCCAGAGCGCCGGCGGTAGCGAGGCCGAACCCAACGTCCTGATACCAAGATCCGGGCATGTCCTGGAACGAGTTGGTCACGCCGATGGTGTCGAACGCCAGCCAGTCTTCGGTGCCTCGGCCGAGGTCTACGTCCTCGTTCATCGTGCCCGCGTCGGTGCGGATCCGGACCCGGCCGCGCAGGCGATGGCGCTGGTGGTCAGCCGCCGGGGTATGCGAGCCGACGCGCAGGTTCCAGTTGTTGCCGGAGTCACCGTTGTTGAAGTCGATGTAGGTGGCGTCCGAGTTGTCGGAGGTGACCGCGCTCAGCGTGCCGGACGGCACGGTCGTCGCGGCACCGACCTTGCGTACCGAAATCGGCCGGAGCACATCGGTAACGCTCACCAGGTACGCCCCTTAGAAGTCATGCCTACGATGATGTCACGTCAGCGAGTTGCGGCGCGGGCTCCGGCCCGGTACCGATGAAGTCGGCCGTGATCGAGCGGATACGGCCGATCTTGATGATGCGCACCGACTCCGCCACCGGCGCGGCCCAGACCTCGGACGCGTCGCTCGGAGAGATCAGCACCAGCGGCCGCGAGAGCACCGCGTGCATCTCAGCAAGAGCAGCTTCGGACTCGACGGCGGCGGTCATGTGCAAGTTGCGGCCGCCTGGGGGAGCAGAGGTGACGAACCGACCGCCGTTGACCCCGGCCGCCGCCGTGAATGGGCGATCCACGTCCCACTCGAACTTACCCAGAACTGGCACCCACATCGGCCCGTCCGGCCCCATGGTCCGGATTAGGTGCTCCTGATCCGACCACTCCAGGCAGAACACCGGCGGAGTCGGCGGGGGCTCCGGGATCTCCATGAGCTGGACGAACGCCACCTCCTCGTGGAACGGGTCGGTGCCCTGGCTCTGCAGGGTGCCGGCGGCCGTGCTGCCCACGGTCGGCGTGGTGCTGGCCGTGTCCACGAGGGGGTGCGTGTGCGCGCCTGAGGCGACGGTGACCGTGGCGGTGGCGGAGACCACGGTGGTCCCGGTGCCCGCCCCGGTGGTGCTGGAGTGGGCGTGCCCGGTGGTGGAGTGGTTGTGCGTGCTCGGCCCGGTGTGCGTGTGCGTCGCGGACGATCCACCGGTCCCGTTGATCGAGGCGGTAGCCGCGCGCGGATACAGGCTCTCCATGTTCGGCGTCCCGTTGCTGCCGTCGCAGAGTTGCCAGTTGGCCGGGACCGTATTGAGTGGCCGGCGCCAGATGCAGATCAGGCCGACCGGCAGGTCCGAGAAGCCGAGAGTGTTCTGTCGCAGTCGCAGGTTTCGGTACGGTGGTTCGAGCGTGCCGACCGCCGCGCCGGAGGTGCCGCTGCCGCCGGAGGCCAGAGACTGGCTGCTAGAAGAGTTGACCGTGATCGGGTGGTTGTGCTGGTTCACCCACATGGCGGTGTTCGGGCCAGAGTTGAGAGTGTTGGTCGCGGTGAAGTTGCCGGTGGCCGAACTGCTATGGATGTGCGCGGTCCCGGCGTGCGTGTGCGCGGTCACGGAGTGGGTGTGCCCGGTCATCGTGTTGGCCGCCTGTGCGCCCCCGCTGGAGCCGGTGGCACCCTTCAGGAAGCGGTTCGTCCCGTTGGTGTAGGTGTCCCACCCCGGGGGTGAGATGTCCGGCATCAGGCCGAGCGCGCTCGCGGGCGCGCCCGCGTCGGTGCCGTCCGACTCGATATAGAGCACTTCGAGGCGGTCCACGTCGTTGGCCACGGTGCCGGTTCCCGGCGCGGCTGAGGCGCTGGCCACGGTGGCGGAGTTGGTGGCTGGCCGGGTGTGCGTGTGCGTGGCCAGCGAAGCCATCGTGCCGGCCGAGTTGGGCGTACTGGTGACGTTGCCGTTGGCGGCCCCGGTCGGGGTGGTCGTGGTGTGCAGGTGGCTGGTGTCGTGCACGTGGCCCAGGGTGGTGTGCCCATGGGTCGGATCGCCGCC